CGAGCACTTGCGCGCCCTTGAATAGGGCGAACGCGGCGGCTGCGACCTCGATAGCGTGGGGATGCTGGGCTAGGAACCCCAATATTTCGCCGAGCGGTTTCCCGACCGCTTTGGCGTCGTCGACCATCGTGACGAAGAAATTGCGTATCTCTGGGGAATGCGTCTGCACCCATTTGCCGATGTCGTCGAACTTGGTCGTCAGGTTCTCGATCGCCTGCGTCGGACCGGCCAGCGCATCCCCAGTCTGGTCGCCGCCCAAGATTGCGGTGATGAAGTTGGCGCCTAACCGGGCGACCGAGGCTTCCATGTTCTGGACGGCGCCGTCGAACGACTGCCCCATCTTCTGCGCGGCGCCACCAATGTTTTTGTCGATGGCGTCCTGAAAGTGCGCCGCGTCGACTTCACCCTTCTGCACCATGTCCGACAACGTGTCGGCGGTGACCCCGTACTCCTTCTGAAGCCACTGGAAGATGGGCAGGCCGCGGTCTGAAAGCTGTTGCAGATCATCGGTATACGCTTTGTTCGATGTCTGGATTTTGTTGAAGATCGAACCCATGTCTTCGAAGTTCGTGCCCGCAACCGCAGCAGCGTCACCAACCTCCGACAGGTACTTGGTCAGATCCTGACCGGGTTTGATCCCGGCTGCGACCGCAGACGCCGCCGCGGTTGCGGCGTCGGCCAGACTGAACGCGGTGCCTTTCACCGACGCCAGCGCGTTGTCCATGATCTGCTTGGTCTCATCGGCCGAATGCCCGAGCGCTTTGAGTTTGAACTGGGCCTGGTCAATGCTTTGGAGCCGCTCGAAGCCTTTCGCCAGGGTGTAGCCGACACCAGCGATCCCTGCGGCAGCCGCAGCGGTAGCGCCCGCAATGCCTAGCTTGATGCCAGCGCCCAGAGTCTTGCCGATCACCAAACCGACAGCGGCGCCCGCTTTCTCAGCGGGTGTACGGAACTCCTGCGACCACGTCTGCCCGGCTCGCCGACCAGACTTGCCGACCTCGTTTTCAAGGTCTCTGCTGATCTTGCTGCCAACATTAGACGCGCCCACACCGGCTGTGATGTTGCTGCCCAGTTGCTTGCCGGCATTCCTGCCTAGATCCGTGCCGGCGAGCTGTTTATCGATCGCCTCCGAAACGCCCTTAAGGGACGGGATGATTTGGAGGGTGGCGTAACCGATTGTTGTCAACTCAGTCACCCCAATCCGTATATGCGTTTGCGCTGTTCAAACTTGGTTTTCAATTCGACGACCCGCGCCAACTTCTCAGCCCTGCGACGTTGCTCTTCTATCTCGGCGCGCACCGGGTGATCCTTACGCGCCCACAGCGCCCACACGTCAGCGACTAGATGCTCTAGGCGGCTGAACGGGGGCTCGCCTTGGCTGAGGGCGCGCACTAGCGCCGACTCGCGGGGCAGGTGTTTGATCAGCACAGCCAGGCGTCGCAGCGAGATCGTGCCGCGGTAGAAGTCGAGCAGGTCGAGGCGGTAGAAACGCAGCAGGTCAGCCTCTATTTCGCCGCCATGCGCGTCGAGTAGGCGGTAGAGGCTTACGAGTTTCCCGTGGCCTCCTGCAGCTTTTTGCCGATTTCATCGAGGTCATCCATCGTTAAACCGGCGTCACTCAAGCGTTTCCACTGCTCGGCGCCGAGCATCTGCTTGGTGCCCTCGTAGTTGTCGCCCTCCCGGAACGCATCAACAGCCGCGACGGGAACCTTGCCGCGCACCGGAACACGCAGCGAGATCCCGCATTGCTCAAGAGTGACGAACCCGTCATCGGCTTCGGCTTCCTGCGCCGCCACCACAGCCGACTTCTTCTTGCGTTTCGGTTCGGGTTCGGGGAGGTGCGCCACGTTAGAAGCAGTCATTATGAGCCGTCTGTAACGTCACTGACAACCTCGAAGATGTCGTTGTCGGCGTTGGTGGTGTGATGCACCGTCATCTCAGCCCACGACAGCTCGCCGTCGATGATGCCGCCGTGCGCCTTCAACTCCACCGGCGCCTTCGTCAGCGAAACCCAAATGGTGGTGCGGTCCTCATCAACGAACTTGTACAGCACGAAAATCTGCACGTCCTTCGGGGCGCCGATCCTGTTCGGCGCCGACCCTGGCAGCACGATCTTCTTCGTCGTGGTGTTGGTTTCCAACGCGGTGAAGCCGGTGTTGAGTTTGCCCTTCTTCAGCTTCACCCGGAACTTCGGATGCCCGAACGCGTCGTACTCCTTGACCTCAATCGACGGGTCTAGGGGGATGCCCTTCTTGTCGTCGATCAGGCCGGTGAACTCCCAGCCCAGCGCATCGAGGTCGTCGTCCACCGTTGTGGGGATCATCGAGTCGATGTCGGTGACGGCGGATGCGAGCACCAGCCACACTTCGGCCTGATCGGGGATCAGGGTGAGATCAGCGTTAACCGTTGGGGTCGTCATGCGAAAATCCCTCCTTCAAGGGCGTTGAAAATGCCCTTGCGGGCCAACCCCAGCCCAGGGTTGGGCGGGGGCAGATTGTGTTGTGCTACTGCGCTACTGCGGTGCGGGCACGTGCCCGCACAGTGAACGAGGCCAGGTCGCCGCGTGTCTTGTCGTCGCGGGCCTCAAGAATCCCGGTGCCCGGCAACAGTTTTGCGATACCAGGGATCCGCTGCGTGAGAAGCCGAGTCAAGGCCGCGTGCACATACTTCAGTTCACGGCCCGACGTCCACGACGTGACACGAATCGTTGGGGAGGTGGCAGCCGGCCACATGCCCAACGTGTCGCCGTCATCCTCGACGAGCAGCACGGGACCCGATCCGAGTGTCCAGTTGGACGGCAACTCCAAAGCAACGGACAGGGTCGGAAACCGTGTCGCCAGATCGGCTTTCAACCAGTCCTTGACGATCCTGGCGACGTCTCTGGGTTCGCGGTCGGTCACTCTTCCGCCCTTTTGCCTCTCTTAGGCGGTTTCACTTCCAAGCCTGCAGACGATGCCGCTTTGGTTAACGTGCCGTGTTTAGCCTGCCGTGCAGCGGGGACAGTTACTGATGCAGCGGGCCGGTCGGTGGTGTACTCATCCACCCAAACAGCGTCGCCGGCGTTGTCTGCAACGTGTTGTGCGAGTGCATTGATAGGTCCTGCGTCCAGCTTCTTGAGGATTTCCGCGGCGCCCCTGGCGTTGAGACGAAATATGTGGCCTAACGCGTCCCTCTCGAATATGTCGCTCATCCTTGCCCCCTTGTGCACAGCACTTCCAGGCCACCGAAACTAGTCCACGGGGAGCGCCAATCATTGACGATGATGTGGTATCGCTGCCCGCGGACGGTCAGCTCATCACTGTTGACGATGTCGGTTCCAGGTGTGAAATAGACTGTGACATCAATGTTTTCGCCGTCGCGGAGACGCGCAGCGGTTTCAGCGCCACCGCCAGGCGCGACCGCCCTTGCGGTGAGCGGCTCGTCGGTGACCGGTGTGAGTTGACCGTTTTCGTCCCGGCCGCCTCCACGGTGCCGGATCACTTGCTCAGCCAATCTCGTAGATCGCCTGCCCGGCAATAACTGCGCCACATGAGCAGTCGCCGCCGAAATAGATGGAGCAGATCGGCGAATGGTAGGTGCTGCATGACACCGTGTCCACCGAGAACGCCGCCGATTCGGCGCCGGTCCTGCAAATCTCCTGGAGTTGGTTGATTTCGCTGGGCCACAAGTTGAATCCGCCCCGTTGGCGGGTGTCCAACGTATAGCCCAACGGGCCTATGGTCTCCGACTGCAGGGCACCCGCACCGGCTTGCGCCCACCGTGTTATCGCCCCAATCAAAACCAGTTTGGCCTCAGCCAACTGGTCCTCTGTGGGGGCCGGATCGTCAGCGGCTAGGCAGGGCGCGACCCGTGACGCGCGAGCATTCGCACCATTAACCCACGTTTCGACCATCGCGTTTGATGCGACGTCGTCGGGTAGGTCATCGGATGTGATGATCTCGGCCACGGGTCACGCCCACCTAGTCATTTACTGGTTTTCCCGGAGGAGCGTTTCTCTGGGAGGCGGTAGCCGCCAGCGAGACGCTCCACCTTCTTGGATTCGG